TGCTACGGCGGCGACACCGAGCGCAGCCCCAATCAGCCCACCCCACTGCGATGCGTCATCCTGCAACCGGATCGTCCGATACACGTGACCAGGCCAGTTGCCAATCCACGTCAACCCTTCGAGCGTCCCTTTGGCGGCCCCGGTGACACCAGGGATTTCGCCGAGCCCGCCCCCGATCACCGACAGCGGCTTCAACACCGCACCCAAAATCCCGCTGCCAGGCAAAGCCGACTCCGCCCGGCCACCCGGCATGTACCCGATTTGTGACATCGCCGACTGCTGCGTCGGCGAAAGCTGCCCCCACAGGGCACGCTGAGCCGGTTCACTCATCCGCGACATGCGTTCGGCGAGCCGGTCGGCGGCCTGCATCCCATACTGCTGCCCCGAGTTCGAGAGCAGCGAAGGAAGATCCAACGGCGATTCGGCCATCGCACGCAACGAATCAGGATCGTCAGCAAGATACGGGTTCTGTTGCGCCAGCAACGTCATCCGCGTATTCAACTGCTCATTCGAGTGCCCGTACGACTGGCTGGCGCCTGACCCGAGCCCGAGTATCGGGGTGTAACTGTCGGTCACAACCCCGCCCTGTCAGCAAGCGACGCCAAATACGGGTCGCCGGTCAGATCGGAAAGGCGACGCAGCATGTTCCCGGTCGGGGATCCCATCTGCGCACCAAGCTGACTCGAGCCTGCCCCCGGCCCGCGTGACAGCCCGGCGGTCATCGGTTCGTTCGGCCGCAACGTTGGGGCGGTAAGCAGCCCGGTCTGTTCGCGCAACGCGCCAGCAGCAGCAAGCAGCGCAGCCGGATCTTTCGGTGCAACCGCCACGGGAGCAGCCACAGGGGCCGCCGACAGGGGCCGGCTAGCGGGGGTAGGCATGTTGCGTTGCATCTCAACAAGTTCCTGGCCTCGCCCGTACACCTGCTCCGGGTCAGACACCGCCGGTTGCGCGTTCGCACCCGAGATCGTTTTACGTTGACGCGGCATTTCAGCCAGCGCCCATCGCAGCCATCAACTCGCGCATCTGACTGACCCCTTGCGGGGTTGAGATTTGAGATTCGGCTCCTGGCGGCATCGGCATCTGATCCGCTGCCGGACCACCGGTCAGACCGGGCATCGTCTCCGGTGGGGCGATCATCGTCGGATCCGGCGGGACAGGAGCTTGTGTTGCTTGCAGGTCGCGCAGTTTCTTGTCGACGATCTCGACGGCCTCGAAGATCGATTTGCCTTGCTTCAAACAGTCGTAGATCATCCCGGCGACCGTTGGTGGCATCTGGCCGGAAAGGATCTGCTGCTGGATGGCTTGCAGCACCGATTCTTCCAACCCTTCCTCGCGGGCTTGGGCGCGCTCAACGTCGGAATCGCCGATCATCGGATGCGAGTCTTGGAAAGTGCGCTTCGAGATCGCACCCGCCCCGAACAGGGAACCCAAAATTTGGGTGAGCTGCATCGTGTCCGCACCGGCGGTGAAGTAGGAGACGGATGATTCAAAGTTTTCGATGTGCTTCGACGGGATGAACTCGACGAGCTTACGATTCGCGGCCCGCCCGCAATACATCGAGAACTGCTTGTTGGGCCACCACCCTTTGTACGTTTGGAAGATCGCCGAGTTGAGCGCAGGCATGTGCGCTTCGGTGATCTCATGCAGTTCTTGTACACGCGGATCTAACGCCATGCCGGAAAGGGCGTCGATGGCACGCCCGGTGCGCATCGCCCCGTACGTCTCGCCACCAAGTTGAGGGATCAGACTTGTCGAAGTACGAAAGTTGCGTTCCAGACGGTCGATCATCTGTCCGGTGGTCGGATCCGGTGTCGTGCGCAACGTGCCAACAGTTTGCACGTTCTCGAGCATGTTGATCTCGCCAGTTCGACCGTCTTTCCATTCGGTCGAGTTGACAAGATTTGGTGCCCGCCCCGAGTCGCCGATCACGTAGACGTCAGGGAAGATCGCTTTCTCTTGCGCAGCGATGTGCAACCCCATCATCTTCGCCTGCAGGTCGACGTTGCCGAGCAAACTCGAAAGTCGTGACGCGAGCGCGCCAAGCGACACGTTGCGTGGGATCACAACCGGGACACAGCCGGCACGGTTCGGGATCCGTTCGAGCTCCATGTTCGCTGTCGCCTGACCGGAACCGAAACCTTCGATGTGGTTACCGAACGGTTCGACCGGTCCCATCAGCCCCCACACAAGATGTTCGTCGTCATACCATTCGACGACTTCCCACATGCGGTCGGTGTCAAGCGAAGTGATCGGCCCGCCCCGTTCGCTCATGCACACCGGATATTTGGAACGCAGCCGCACCCCCGAGATCCGTGTGACGAACCCTGCGTACAGCGGGTCACGCAACTGTTCAGCGGCGAGCGGTTCCGAGTAGGAGCCGAGCGGGTCACGGACTTCGATGCGCGGCATTTTGGTTTTCATGTCAGGCACGACAACGAGCGACGCAGTGTGGTATGCGGCCAAATGCCGATAATACTTGCGTCGGCCAAGCTGCCAGCGTGAGGCTTCCATTGTCGAGTTCAAGATCTGTGTACGAATGTGCGCGTACTCGCGCGAGCCTTTCCCCCGGTCTTTGGAACCGTCAACTGCAGGGCATGACACGATCGGCATGACACCGGCGGCGCGCATCGCCATCTGATCGATCGCTTCACCAATCAACGCCGGGGTGAGCTGCGGATACCTTTGCTCGTTCGGCAAATCCGGCATCGGGAGCGTCCAGTCGCCGTCGTAGCGAATCAGGATCTCACGCATTTTGACGAGCAGCGGCCCTTTCTCGGCCTGTGATCGCAGCATGATCGCACGAATCTGCGGAAAGTCGTAACTCACACTCGGGCTCCTGTCGGCAAAATCAACGCTGGTGTTGGCGCATACGGTAGCCCAGCCCTTCTCCAAGTGGGGGTTTTCGTGTTCATGTGCTTGCGATGTTCCTGCCACCAAATCCATGCGAACCACATTGCCATCAGTCCATCCTGCCGATATTTGGTGCCACGCAAACCAGGTTTCCAACCTTTCATCTGGCGGCACAGTTCATCGATGTTGGTGCGGGTGAACTGGTCGTCGCCGTAGGGGAGCTCAATTTTGCCTGACTGCCAATCCCCGGCCATCGACGCGAGCCCAATGTTCTCGTCGTATTTGTTGATCCCGGTTAGATGTTCGCCCATTGTGAAGCTGTGCCGGCGGCGGACGTTCATCAGTCGTTCGTCGCGGGCGAGGCCGCGCTGGAAGTTCATTGCTTCGATCGTCAGGTGGGCGACACGAAAACGGCGGCCAAGAAGGTCGGCTGCCCCGTCGATGCAATCGATGATCTGTTCGTTGCGCATGAACTGGTCTGTCTCGAACAGGTAGACGAGCCGCATCTTGTCGGGCTCCATCACCCAGCCTTGCAGATGGGTTTTGCCAGGGTTGAGGCCGGGGTCGAGCGCGAGGCAGACCGTTGGGCGGCCGTCGAAACAATGGAACTGGTTGAGCCGGCGGGTGTTGGCGAGCGACAACGCCTTACCTTCGTCGGTGAAGGTGCGCCGGGTTTGACTCGCCCCAGGCTGCATCATGTAGTTCCGGTCAAACGCCTCATCGCCAGCTTTGCGACGGATCCGGTCGAGTCCTTCCATCGAAAACTTTTCGGGCCACGCCGGTTCGCGTTCACCGGTGACATGGTTGGTGACGATCGCTTTGATCTTGATGGTTTCCAAGATCCCTTCAAGGTTCGGGTCATCCTCGAGCGTCACCCAAAAGTCGTTGTCGCCGACACGCGACCCGTTGAGGGTGGTCCGACCGGTCTCCCCTGCGCGCGACAGGCCATCCTGACGGAACCATTCGAGCATCGCTTCGGTCATCCCGATTGTTTTGGTGCTTTGCAAGTCGTCGATGTGCAGCTGATCGGTACGAATGGAAAGGATGTCAGTTTTCCAGCCCATCGCGAGCATGTTGTGGTCGCGTTCGTCGGATAGCCGTTTGGCAAGAACGTTGAATTGGGTGTTGTTCCACGGCTGCGAGAACGTTTGCACGGCACGCGACCGGCCTGCGTCGGGACGGAACGGACCCCATTCTTTTACCAGCTGCGGGAACGGTCCTTCCGGTTCGAGCCGGTTGCGGACACGCGCGAGGATCGATTTTGCTCGCGCACCGTTACCGCCAACAATCGTGGACCGCCATTGCGGATCGCGACAGATTCGTTCGGTCGCATAATCCTCGAACGTTGTCGTCTTGCCATGTTCGGGAGGCCAGAGGGCGAGCAGAATGTTCCCTGGGCGCATCGCTTCCATCGTGTTGATCCACCGCTGCTGGAATGGGGCGCGGATGCGTCCGAAGTAGCGTAAAGCGAACTGGGCGCTCGTCAAATCCTCAAAGTCGGAGTCTTTCAGGTCGTCGGCTTTGCGTGCGATGTCGACTTCGGCCGCCCAGGTCGGGTTGCGTTCCCGCCATTTGCGGTAGGCGCTGTAGGAGACGCCGATGCGCGGGTCGGCGATCGCTTCGTACACTGATCTGCCGGCGGAGATGAGTTGCAAACAGAGGGCCATGCGCGCCAGCGACTCTGTGTGCCGACGGTCGGCTTTGTCGTGGTTGCGGTAACGGCTCGACGTCAT